TTCTGGACGGTGGTGAGTTTTCTGCTCACCTTCATGGGGTTTGTGGGAGGGCTCGCCAAATGGTTGTTCAGTAAAACAGAAGAACGCCAGGCGGCACGATTCGCCTCCCTTGAACAGGCCCTGCAACAATCCGCCTCCAACTGGGGCGAGCTGGAAAAAGAATTTATGCGATTTAAAGCGGATTTACCGCTGAATTATGTCCGTCGAGAGGATTATATCCGTGGCCAGACAGTCATTGAGGCCAAACTGGACGCGCTTTATAACAAACTGGAAGTGGTACAGCAGTACCGCAATACCGGAGGTCAATAATGGTCGATATTACCCGGGTACGCCGCGAATCCCTGCGCTGGAGTCTGCTGGTTGCCCTGAACAAAACCCGCCCTTACACCGCCAGCGAGACGTTGCTGCTGGACGTGTCCCGTGCCATCTACCCGGACACCACGCAACTGGAGCTGCGCCGGGAGCTTGATTATCTGGCAGATCGCAAAATGGTGGAGCTGGAGAAGAGACCGTCCGGTGACTGGTTTGCCGATCTGAGTCGCCTTGGTGTGGATATTGTGGAATACACCGTGGAATGCGGCCCGGGTATTGCCCGCCCGGAAAAATACTGGAGTGAGTGATTATGGGACGTCGCAGCAGCATTGATTCTCTGCCGACGGAGGTCCGCCGCTGGCTGGAGCGGGCACTGACGGAGAATAACTTCAGTGGATATGCCCGGCTGGAAGCCCTGCTGAAGGAGAAGGGATACGTCATCACCCGCTCTTCCCTGCAGCGGTTTGGCTACAAAATGGAGCGACAACTGGCCCGCATCCGCGCCGCCACCGAGGCCGCGCGTCTGATGGCACAGGAAGCCGGTGACGAGGCGGACGATCGTTCTGCCGGGATGATGGCACTTATTCAGACCGAGATGCTGGATGTTCTGATGCGTCTGCAGGAAATCGGGGAAAATGATGACCCTGCAAAACGCGCAAAACTGCTGGCCACTGCTTCGGAAAGTATAGCCACACTGGTACGTGCTTCGGTGACCCACAAGCGATTCCGGGCCGAGGTGCTGGCAAAAATTGAGGCGCGGATGAATGCTCTGGAAAAACAGGCGAAGTCCGGCGACACCCGCCTGAGTCTGGAAACCCTGAAGATGGTGCGGGAACAGATTTACGGGGTGATCTCATGACAGCAGCCATTCAGCTGTATCCCTACCAGCAGGCGTGGTTTCTGGATCGTGCCCGTTTCAAGATTGGCATGTTTGCCCGCCAGACGGGCAAGACGTTCACCACCACGCTGGAACTGGTTGATGACTGTTTTGAAACAGAGGCATCAGGGGGACGCACTCGCTGGGTGATCCTATCGCGTGGGGAGCGTCAGGCAAAAGAAGCCATGGTGGAGGGGGTGAAAAAACACTGCAGCGCCTACCGGATGGCGGCCCGTGAGGTGGAAAGTTATTACCGTGCTGAAAGCGGCGAACGCTACACCATGCTTGAGGTGGAGTTACCCGGTGGCTCCCGTATCACGGCCCTGCCGGCAAATCCCGACACGGCACGTGGGTTTGCGGCTAACGTCTTTCTGGATGAGTTCGCCTTCCATGCCGACAGTCGCAAAATCTGGACCGCCCTGTTTCCGGTCATTTCCAACGGCTACAGACTGCGTGTGACATCGACGCCGAACGGCAAGGGAAACAAGTTTTATGAACTGATGACCAGCAACGCCCTTGAAAATGTCTGGTCACGTCACATCGTGGATATTTACCGTGCCGTGCGCGACGGCCTTCCGCGTGACATTGCACAGATGCGACAGGCGCTCAACGATGATGACGCCTGGGCACAGGAGTTTGAACTGAAGTGGCTGGATGAGGCATCGGCCTGGCTGACGTTTGAACTGATTGACGGCGTGGAGCACGATGCTGCCGGACTGCCGGTGCACTATACGGGTGGCCCCTGCTTTGTGGGGGTGGATATTGCTGTCCGTAATGACCTGTTTGTGATCTGGGTGCTTGAACAGGTGGGGGATGTCTACTGGACCCGGGAAATCATCACCCGTAAACGGGCCACCTTTGCTGAGCAGGATGCTTTGCTGGATGACGTATTTTTCCGTTATCGCGTGCTGCGCTGCTGTATGGATCAGACAGGAATGGGGGAAAAGCCTGTGGAAGATGCTCAGGAGCGCCACGGCAGGAGTCGTGTGGAGGGGGTGATATTTAACAGCCCGAACAAGCTCACCCTCGCGACCCGTGGCAGGGAGATGTTTGAGGACCGCCGCCTGCGTATTCCGGCGGGAGATGTGGTACTGCGCAGTGATCTGCATAAACTCCGTAAGATCACCGGACCTACCGGAGCGCCTCGCTTTGTGGCGGAAAGTGATGCAGCAGGTCACGCCGACCGTACATGGGCCTGTTTTCTGGCTATTAACGCCACTGACGGACCGTCAGGGCCGGTGGTGGCGCGTTCGCGCCGCCGCCGTGAAGCCGCCCGCATGCTGGAGGGATTCTGATGGCAAAAGGTATCTGGGTTTCACCCGATGAGTTCGTGGCGTTCACCGAACCCAAAAAATCACTGACCGCGCAGATTGCCTCGCGCAGTCGCGCCATCGACTTTTACGCTCTGGGAATGTACCTGCCCAACCCTGATCCCATTCTCAAGGCTCAGGGACGGGATATCCGTATCTACCGCGAACTGCGCACCGACCCGCTGGTCGGGGGCTGTATCCGCAGACGTAAAGCAGCGCTCAAATCACTGGAGCGTGGACTGGAGCGCGGTCACGCTTCTGCCCGGGTCTTCCGTTTCATCCGCGACATGCTCGACGATCTGGATCTGTCCCGCATCATCGGTGAGATGAGCGATGCCGTGCTCTACGGGTATCAGCCCTGTGAAATCATGTGGGGCCGTTCGGTCAGGGCGTGGGCGGTGACGGATATTGTCGGCAAACCGCCTGAGTGGTTTCAGTTTGATACGGACAACTGCCTGCGCTTCCGGGCGCGTGATGCGGGTGTGGAGGGTGAGCTGCTGTCACCGTCAAAATTCGTGGTGCCGGCACAGGATGCCTCGTATGACAATCCTTACGGTTTCCCTGACCTGTCCATGTGCTTCTGGCCGGTCGCCTTCAAGAAAGGCGGGATGAAATTCTGGCTCCGCTTTGCCGAAAAGTTTGGCTCCCCNTGGGTGATCGGTAAGCACCCGAGGGGTGCAAATGATGCAGAGATTGAAAAACTGCTGGACTCCATGGAGCAGATGGTGGAGGACGCGGTGGCCGCCATCCCCGATGACAGCAGCATCGAACTCAAAGCCGCGGATGGNAAGGCGGACAGCAGCGAGGTATTCCGCGAGCTGATCACNCTGTCACGCAGTGAGATCTCCATTGCATTACTNGGTCAGAATCAGACCACGGAAGCGAACAGTAACAAGGCCTCTGCACAGGCCGGGCTGGAGGTAACGGCTGATATCCGCGATGCGGATGCGGACATCATTCAGGCAGCAGTGAATCAGGTTATCAGAACGGTGGTCACCCTGAACTTCGGCGATGTGCCGTGTCCGGTCTGGGCCATGTGGGAACAGGAGACCATTGATGACACCCGCGCCACCCGCGACGAAAAACTCACCCGCGCGGGACTGCGCCTGACCCCGCAGTACTTCATGCGGGAGTACCAGCTGCAGGAGGGGGATATTGACCTCTCTGATGCACCGGTTGCGGACGGGGCAGTGCCTGCGGAATTTGCCGAGGCGATAAGCGCCGATCATGATGCACAACAGCAGCTTGACGACGCGCTGGACATTCTGATGAACGGAGGTGTGTTAAATGGCACGCTGGAACCCGTCCTGGCACCTCTGTTTAAGCGGGTCGAAAATGGGGTTAACCCGTCTGAGCTGCTGGGCGAACTGGCGGAGCTCTACCCTCAGATGAACACGGACGATCTGCAGGAACGGTTGGCCCGCATTCTCTTTGTGGCAAATATCTGGGGGCGTCTGCATGAGCGTGACAACGGCTGAACTGGCGTACTGCATGACGCTTCCCCCGAAGCGGGCAATCAGCTACCTGAAGTCCAAAGGGTATCAGATTACCTGGGACTGGGAAGAAATGTGGCAGGAAGCCCATGCCCGCGCCTTTACCGTCGCTAAAGTGACCCGCCTGGATATCCTGGAAGATATTCGTGGGGCACTGCAGCAGGCTGTCGATGAAGGAAAAACCGATCGCTGGTTCCGACAGGAGCTGGAGCCGGCGCTGAAGCGCAAGGGATGGTGGGGACCGCGTGACACGACTGACCCGGTAACGGGTGAGCCGGTCACCATTCAGCAGGGCAGTCCGTGGCGGCTCGATACCATCTTTCGCACCAATATGTCCGTACTCTACAGCGCCGGTCGTTGGGCGGAACAGATGGAAAACGTCGACGACAGGCCGTACTGGATGTATACCGGCATCAACGACAGCCATACCCGCAGGAGCCATCTGGCGCTGCATGGTCTGGTGCTGCGCTGGGATGACCCGTTCTGGCAGGCATTTTACCCGCCGAACGGCTGGCGCTGCCGC